GGCTGCCACGCATGGTCGTAGGTGCGCGTCGGAAAGTGGTCCTCGCCGCACGCATAGCACGGCGGCGGCGGGATGCGCGCGCGGTAGCCAGGACTGCCGGGGTTCATGGCCAGCTCGTGCAGCTCGCGCGAGCGGTTGCTGCTCGGTGCGCGGATGTCCTCGCTCGGCGCCGGCGGCTGCGGCCGAGTGGCCTGAAAGATGGCCATCGCGTCGGTCATGAGCCTGGCCGCATGCTAGCCCACCGGCCGTTGCTGGCCACGCTGCGTGCCAGGTCCACGTGCCGGGCGGCCGCCGGTGCGTGCGCCGCGCGCGGCGCCCTGGTGGGCCATCGCCTCACCAGCCGTGGGCGGTGCCTTGGGCAGGCCTGGTGGTTGCTGCGTGCCGCCGCCTGGCTGCAGTGGCGAGCGCTGAGATTGCTGGTGCTGCTGCTCGAGTAGCTTCTGGCTGAGCGCGATGAAGCGCTCGCTATCCTCGCCGAACCAGTTCTTGATGCGTTCCAGACCGACCTGTTCGATGACGAACGGCAGCGAATCGACCGCCTCGCGCACGAGCTCGTCCAGCCACTCCTGCGGATTGTCGGTCGCCCCGGACAGCTCGATTGACTGTCGGTGCGGCAGCCACTTGTTAGCCTGCAGCGCCTGCAAGGCCTTCCATTGTTCAAGGATCGCTGGGTCAAGACGGCGCCCGAGCGAGACTTCCCAGCCGTCCCAGTAGCCGTCGACGTCTTCGGGTCGGATGGTGACCTCACCGAGGTCCTCACCGTTACGGTCTTTGCCAGGGACTGGCAGTGTGAGGCGGTCTTGCAGGCACACTTCCAATTCCATGGCGGCGAGCTCGAGCGCGCGGGTGATGGCGCGCACCAGAGCGTCCTTGCCGCTTTCGATCTTGAGTGTGCGCATCGATTGGATCGCCCACAGCTGCTGCGCCGAGCGCGTCCCTTCCGCGCTGCGCGGCCCTTGAGCGACACCGTTGCGCTGGATGTACTGGTCGACCACGCTGGTCGTCTGCAACAGCTCGTCCGGCACCGGCTTCCCTTCGAGCATGGTCAGGTACTCGCCGATGCGCTGATCGATGGGGATGTACTGGCCCGGGCGAATCTCGAGCTGGCGGCCATCTTTGGTCCAGCCGAGGTAGGTGCGCCAGGCGTTGATAGCCAGCATCCACACCTGCATGGTCAGCACGTTTGATTCGATCGGGTACAGCCCCGAGGCGTTGGTGAGCATGCCGCGGTAGCGGCGCTCCATGTCCTCAAAGGTCAGCTCGCGGAAGGGGACGATGACATACGGCATCTCCGGGTAGCCGTGCTCGGCCACGCCTTTGAACGGGCCGCTGCCGCCCACCTCGAACAGCGGCTGCTCGTCCAGGATGAGGCAGCGGTAGCGGCCGATCCACACGTCGTCGACCCACACCAGCTCGTCGGGCAGTTTGCCGCGCAGGATGTAGGCGGTCTCGGCGTAGCGGCCAAACGCGTGCATGGCCTCGGTCTTGCTGGTCTGGTAGTGCTCGACCACGACCAGCAGCTCGCCATCATCTGACTCGCGCCACCTGACCACCCGCGGGTCGCGGCGCTGAAAGACGATCGGGTTCTTACGCCGGTGACGGACTTCCCAGATTTCCTCGGGGTCGGCTTCAGCCCAGGCCTCAAGACGCTCAGCGAATTCCTCCTCGTCCTCGCCCTCTTCCTGTACTGGCGCTGGCCCTCGCGCTTCTAGGCCCTCGGGCTTGTGTGGCCATAGCGAGCGGTCGACCATGATCCTGGCCACGCCCACGCGGCGGATGACCATGTCGGTGGGGATCTGGCGCAGCACGTCCTTCTGCTTGCGCCAGGCGTGCAGCAGCGCCTTGCCGAAGCGCGTCAGCTTGTCGGCCTGGTTGCGGTACTTCTGGCGCGCCCGCGCGGGTCGGACACGCACCGAAATATCAGGAGGGACCAGTGAATCGATAGCGGCGTCGGCGTCTGCCGGAGCTGATCCCGTCTTGACCGCGAGGCGGCCGCCGGGTGATTCGACATCGAACGTCTGGAAGTACAGGTCCTCTTCATCTTCCATCGCCTCGTCGAGGTTGCCCCACTCGCTGACCAGGTGGTCGCGCCAGTAGCGCACTTCCTCGAAAGTGGGCATGTCGTCGATCTCGTCGCGGTAGGCGGTGATCGGCGCCTCGTCGGTCGTCGTCATCGGCTGCCGGCTACCTCCAGGTAGCTGCTCGGTTCATACGGCCCGCGCTGATGAAAGCTGCGGATGTGCTCGACGTACATGCGCGTGCGGCTGAGCGGCATGCGCGCGGTGAGCTCCGGGCGCGGGTGCGGACGGCTGATGTCCGGCTGCTCCTCGCCCTCCTCGAGCGGCTCGAGGTGGGTCTCCAGGTACGAGTAGCTCTGCGCCTCCGGCTCGCCCTCGAAGCGCTTCTTGGCCCACGCGTAGTAGCCGAAGGCATCCATCGAGTGGTTCATCCAGTCGCGTGGCGACTCTTTGTAATTCATGTTCAGCCGCCTGCGCTTCGGATAGGTGTAGGTCTTGAACTCGTTGATGGTCGCCGTGCAGCCGCGATCGATGCGCAGACGCGAGCACGAGCGCAGGTACTGCAGCGTCTGGCCGACCAGGTGTTCGTCGTTCAGCCCTTCTTCGACCTCGATAGTGAGCGCGCGCTGCTCCTCGGCGTTCATGGTGTGGTCGGAGTCGCGCTCGCGGCCCATGCGCTCGAGCACCAGGTTCACGCGGTTACGGTAGAAGCGGTAGAAGCGCACCGGGTCGCGCAGCAGGTTGCGCATGAACGGGATGCGCTCCCACACCTGCGGCTTCTGCTCGACGCAGTAGGCGGGAAAGCCCATGCGCTGCCAGCGGCGCATCTCCTCGGGCTGCGCCGAGTCGCAGATCATGTCGCTGATGCCCTGCACCTCCCACTGCGGCAGCAGGTCGCCTTCCTTGGAGATCTGGCTGGTCTGGATCCACGGGCGGCTGGCCAGGATCTCGCCGATCTCCTCGGTGCTGCGATGGGTTTCGTACACCTCGTCGAAGATGACCACCATGTCGGTGTATTCCTGGATGGCGATGATCGCGTACGGGTTGGAGCCGCCCGACGGATCGACCGCCAGGATGACCGGCAGGTCGGGGTTATGCTGCACGTCGGTCACGTGGACTTTCTCTTTGAACTCGGGGAAGACACGTTCGCGTGCGCTCGCGGGTATCCCGCCGAACTGTTCGAGGAATTCGTGCGGTTCCATCTCCTTGCGCGCCTGCGCGAGCGCTGGCGTCTCGCGCCCCTGCGGGAAGGCGTAGAAGTTGATGTCGTAGCTGGCGTCCTGGAACAGCTCCCAGGCCGCCTCGGTGCCATGCGCGACCATGTCGGCGCGGGCGTCAATCGCCTTTGCGTGGAAGAAATCCCCCTCGCCTTCCCAGGAGGAGATGAGCAATGCCTGACCGTTGCGGTCAGTGAGCGGCGGCAGGATGGCGCGCGCCCATGCCTCGGGGTAGATCTGCGCCGCCTCGTCGATGATCGCCAGGTCGATCGCGGCGCCCGCGGCTGACCAGATGTTCTCGAGGCTGATGCCTTCGAGGCGCGCGCCGTTTTCGAGCACGCACAGCTTCTCCTGGGTGGTGTCGCGTACTGTGGTCGTGCGCAGGTTCTTGTCGCGCACCGACTCCATGACCTTGTCGAAGGCGCGCGAGACCAGCTTCATGGTCGGCGCGGCGAGCCAGATCCACGACCGTGGGCGTAGCTTGGCGACGCCGATCGCCTCCATGGCCGCCTCGGTCGTCTTGCCGCCGCGGCGACCCCAGGCGGCGATTCTGAACCGCGCGCGCGATCTCGCCAGCGCTTGCTGGCCGGTCCAGTGGCCCTCGATACCTTGCTCCTGCCAGCGCTCGGTCTCGTCCTGCAGCGCGTGGTACTCGCGCAGGCGCCGATCGGGGATGGCGATGTCGCCGACGTGGCGCACGCGCTGGATCAGCTCGCGCTGGCCGTCCTCGTCCTCAGGCACAAACAGGCCGTGCGGACGGAAGTTGAGCTCACGGAAGGCCTCCAGGCGTTCCTCGGGCGTGATCGGGGTGAATGGCACCAGGCGTGCCGCGGCGCGGTCTTCCCACTGCTGCAGCCAGTCGCTGCCCGAGGCGCGCGCGAGTCGCCCGAAGTCGAGCCCCTGCAGGCCAGGCAGGTCCTGGTGCTCAGCAGGCCTGGCTGTCGTGCCCCGCACCGTGCTTCTTGATCTTGGTCGCCGGACCCTTGGCGCGTGCCTTGGTGTTGCTGGTGCCGATTTTGCCCTTGCGCCCGCCGGAGCTTTTACCCGTGCGCTTGATCGGGACCATCACTTGCTCACCTTTCTCTTGGGAGTGGAGCGCTTCTTGCCGCCGCGCGTGGCGGGCGCAACCGTGGGTGGCAGGCGCATGCGGGCGCCGCGTGGTGCGGCGCCACCGAGTGCGCCGCGGGTGGGCTTGCGTGGAGTGGGGGTGCCCATTCCGGGCATTCCGGGCATTCCGGGCATTCCGGCCATTCCAGGCAGGCCGAGTGCCCCGACGTTGGGGTTCGCAGCTGCTGCGGTTCGTCGTGGTATGCGTGGCATCTAGTCCTCCGTCGACCAGGTCCAGAAGAGATAGAAGTGCCAGGCGCGCAGGCAGTGCCAGCAGTGCCTAGTACTTGGTCGGCTTTTTCCAGGCTGGCACACCCGTTTGCGCCTTGATGACCGGGATGGTGCGGCTGGCCGAGCCGCGCTTACTTCCTTTTGCTCCCCGTCTTTTTGCCACCGCGGTGCGCTCCTTTCTTCATGCCCTTGCCCAGCGCCCAGTTGGAGATGGCCGCCGCGGAGCTTTTGGGCAGGCCTTCGCGCTTGAGCGCCTCATACGTCGACGGATTCTTGATCGATTTCCCGTGGGGGAATTTCTTGCTCGTTCCTGGGCCGGGCACTACAGCAGACCCCCTGTCTTGAGCAGGATGTAGCCGACGCTCATGAGCAGCACCAGCGCGCCGACCACGTAGATGACCATCGTTGCTCGATCGGGTTCGGGCGTTTGCACGCGCGCATGGTAAGGACGCCGCCTGCGCTTGCGCCGTGAGCCGCCGAGGTAGATCGGCTCATCGCTCGAGCCAGACGATCTGCCATGAGCCCGCCCAGGCCTCGAACTGCGCGGGCGTGATGTCGTCCCAGATCCCCCCATAGCCCGGCGCGGAATTGGCCACGTGCAGGTTACCGGCGCGGGTGCCGCGGATGCCCACGAAGTGGTACCAGCGCGTCGAGTTGAGCACGCCGGTGGTCTCGGCACAGCGTGCATATGCCGTTGGCCAGTCGACCCACTGCTGGCGTGCGACCACCCCGTAGTCAGCAAACAGGTTGATCAGGCACTGCGTGTTAACCAGCCCGACAGCCTCATTGACGCACGACGGGTAGCCGATGTCGTAGCCGACGGCCACGCGGTCGGCGGTCGGGTCGAGCCCGGTGGCCTGCAGCACCCAAGTGCTGGCGGCGATCGAGCACGTCCACTGGTAGTCCTGCGGCGCCATCGCCAGGTCACGATGAGCATCGAAGTACGGCCACCAGCCCGCCGGCTCGGGCACCTGATGGTGGCGGACATGCGGTGGTGCGAACAGCGCCGCGGGACTGGTCACAGCAACCGCGACAGCGCCACGAGGCCGATCAGCCCGGCGAGCACCACATCGAGGCGGCCAATCGCGGCGAACACAATGCACAAAATGAGTGCCACCAGCGCCAGAATCCAGCCAATGGTGATCGGCGGCATAGTCCACTGCATCGGAGTCCTCCTCACTCGGCGAGCTTCACGCCACGCTGGCTCCGTTGGTGGCGTCCCACTTGATGACGCAGCCCGAGGAGAACGCCATCTGTACGCCGCCCGTGTCCGGGTCGTCGATCTCGCCGCTCACGGGCACACCGACAAACGTGCCGAGGTGCTTCAGCTCCAGCCACTTCTGGCAGATGGCAGTGTCCGGGTTGAAGATCAGGCCGTCAACGACCGACGACCACGCTGCCTGGTCGCCTGCATCACTCATGGTGAGGTGGTCAGCTGCGCCTCGGTGCCGAGGTACGTATTGCCGTCGTTGCCGATAGCGATCGGCGCGCAGTAGTGGACGGTGCCTGGCTGCAGGTCTTGCAGCCGGATCAGGCCAGTCGGCCCAGCAATCAGCTTGCTCTTGCAGCCGTAGCCGTTGCTGTAGAAGCCCCACACCACGCCGATCTGGCTGCCCGTCGCGTACTGGCCCAGGAAGGTGACGGTGAACTCGCCGTTCTGGCGACCAACGTTGGCGGCGGTCATCGCCGTGAACCCGCTCGGCACGTAGTTCACTTCCTTGGGCCAGTCATACGTGTTCCAGCCGGCGAGCAGGTTGGGCCGTCCGATGGTGCCGCCCATCAGGCGATGCTCACGTTGCCGGCTGGCCCGGTGGCAGCCTGGACCAGCGTCAGGCCATTGACGAACGGCTGGTTGACAACGAGCACCGTGCCGACGCTGTTCGAGGCGGGCGAGGTGTAGATGGTTGGCCCCGTACCAGAGCCCGTGTCGTCGTGCAGCACGAACGCCGTGGTGCCCGCGCCGGTGATGGTGACCGTGTACACGAAGCCCGGCCCAACTCTGAGCGATAGCGCGGCCTGGACGCCCGCGAAGCTCAGTAGCGCGGCCTTGGGCGCGTACTGCGCCCAGCTGTAGGTGCTCCAGTTGCCACCGCCCGGCAGACCGCCAGCGAGCGGCGGGTAGAGCACACCGAATGTGTAGAACTTGATCGGCGTGGCAATGGGCGGCACGCGTGCGCCGGTGAGCTGGGTCACGCCGTTATACGGGCGCAGCGTTTTGCCCGAGACGTCGGTCGGGTCGACGGTGATCACGAAGCTGTAGTTCTTGCCCGCATGGCCGGCGCCGATGGTGAGCAGGATGGAGTGGTTGGTGGTGGCCGCCGCGTCGATGGCGAAGCCCGTGGCGGGCGCCGAGCCTGGCGCCGGCGCCTCGGACAACGCCGTCCAGGTCACACGGGCGATGAACGCCTGGTCACTGTTGAAAGTGATGGTGAAGCTGGTCGGCGTGTCGATATCGACGATGTTGCTGAGTGTGAGGAAGCTCGGCGGCCCCATCACGATAGGCACGGCTTACTCCTCGCCTGTGGGGCCGAGCACCGCGGCCTGTGGGCTCATGATGATCTGTGGCGTGTTGGGCACGATGTCGGCCGGGTTCTCGCTCCTGACAACCATGCCGCGGGTGCGGATCAAGTAGTCGCCATCGGTCTCGTCGGGCAGGCGCGGGAAGGCCAGGTTCTGTGGCGGCGGCACTTCTGCGGCTGCTGGTTCGGGGGGA